TAGTAACATTCCGTTCAGTTTCATACGCCTGTATGTAATAATTAAATAACTTTTGAGCATTTAGGTCACCTAAATTATCTCGTTTCATTGGTCTGTTATAAATATGAGTTAAGATTCCATTCCGAGTCATATATTCATCATAAAATACTTTTACCAAATCTTCCACACCTCTGAAAAACTCACTCATCTTAGCAATATCCTTTCTAACACCACCATATAGGTTTTGGAATGTTAATGTCTTTGCTTCTGACTCGGTTACACCTAAATCTTCTGATAATTTACCATAAACTGACGAGTTACCGAAGTCATAGTCAATTAATTTTGCAATCAACCTTGGGTGATAAGATTCAAAGTCAAACTCCACGAACACATCGTTAAGTGGAGAGAATGCTTTTCTCTGTTCTTGTGTAAGAGCAGCAAAGTTAAGATTATGAATAGAGTTGGAAGGTCTTGATGTAGTTGTGAAAAAGTTATAGTTTTGGTATATCTTCTTCTGATGAATATACTTTAACATATGGTCACCGAATATCTTTGTAAAGTCTGTATTGACTCCGATACCATTTGATTCTAACTCACCAAAAGCATTTATAAAATCATCGTGGAACTTATCTAACTTTTGAAAGTCTGTCATATCTGTATAATGTGGGACATCTTTACATAGTTGTTCTATCATCTTGTCTAAAGGATAATAATATGTAAAATCATCTTGGTCGTAAAAGTTATCCCATTGAATGTGGTCGAGTGGTTTGTTGGTCATCCAATAGTTTAGGATATCGGCACAACATTGTTTACGACCAGCGAAATCATAAGCATGTCCAGCTTTCCAATCATCAATCAACATTCCTTCGTCTGCTGGATAGTCTATACCAACAGTCATATTCTCATAATGATTAGCATAAACTAACTTACCTTCTAATACATCATACATTAAAACTACATCATTTAACGGGTGTGATTTAGACCAGTTAGGTTTAGAGATAACCAATTTAATCATATGTTAAGTTACATATAAAACACCACAAAGTCAATAGTTTTTATTTACCAAATATTGGGACTTTTGTCCCAATCTTCTTTCCTTCTGTTGAAAGAGTCTCCTTGAGCATTACGAGCTGCTAAATAATCCCCATAACTATTGAAAGGTTGTCCATTATCATCTTTAAAATTTTGTGCTAGTCTTCCTCTAGCTTCAACCACAGATGAACTACTTCCCCAAGGACCTGGTTTTTCATAATTTTCTCTTGAAAAGGGGTAACCAGGATTAGGTGTCCCTACTGATAATGGTGAAATTACTGCCTCCGATCCTCCGATTATGGATTCAATGTTATTAAAATGTTCAATGTATCTTTTATATAAACTATTATTTATAACTTTTATAGATTTTGTTAAAAATGATACTGGAAGATGTAATATTTGAAAACTATCTACATCTTCATCACCTTCCCCACCAAATTTATAAGTATTAAATCTATTGATAATATCTTTAGTTGGAGTATCTTTTAATTGCCAAATTATTGCCGTCACAAAGAAAAAACCACCAAGTGTATATGGATTGTACGAACTAGTTCCCATTTCATTAGTTATATGTGGAGAAATTTTTTGATTTTTACCAACATTATTTATGTAATCAACTACTGCCTGTTCAGTTTTTGAATAACCATAATCCAACTTTGTATTATAATCGTCTATCCTTTCTCCAATAGAACCCCCAAATATATTATATTCGTCATCATTTTTAATAGTTGGTAGTACAATAACTTTACTTTTATTACCTTTTAAATCATTACCATCCTCAAAAAGTCTAAAATAAGGAGTCACGATATCTTTATCATTTTTTAATTCTTCCCATTTTATAAACTCATCACTTAACAGAAACTCACTAATAGTAATATACCAACTCAATGCACTTGATTTAAAATCAGAATTACCATTATAATACATTGGAATTTGTAAATGTAAATCTTTTTTCTTTTTATTTATTTTATCTTTTTTAGAAACATGGTCAAATACATAGTCATAAACCTTAACAGGAATTTGAGGAACACCTGTAACTTCTGATGGTGGTGATAATGTTGTCTCTTCCACCACCTCTACTTTTGTAACCATATCTTCTAAATGACTAGCATCACCAATTCCAGTAATTACACCACCCGTTCCTCCTAATCCAGATGCAACAAATTCATCTTCCACTATTGATTTAACTATTTCACCTGCCAACTCTATCTTGAAAAAATTAACCAAATCACCATCTGGATTATAAGTAAATTGTTCATACTTTGTTTCAGTATATGGTCGCATAACTGTGTTATATGTGGTTTTCCAATTTGAAGTAGAAAGACTGTGATTTACACCCACTATTTGAAAGTAAACTCTATTTTGGTAATGCTCTGGTAAAAAATTTACGGTAAAATAATCTCCTATATTTAAAAAATTATTACCATAAATTTCTAAAGTTAAATTTATTGGCATAACAGGAGAAACAGAGTGTGTTTTTTTACCAGAAAAATTTGTAATTTTAGCGTATATTAGTTCAAGATCTCTTTCACTATTAGCAGTAAAAACAGTTCTGTTATCTTCAGGTTCAGATGAAACTTTTATATCCTCATTTGTATTTTCTGATATCTCTGCTTCCTTTAGTAATTCTTTTTGTTTGTCTTTGAATTGTTTGTATCTATCTTTAGCTTGTTTTGAAATACCAAGTCTAGCATCACCAACTATGTAAACATCTTGAGCTGGTGGTAGATTTTTATTTAAAAAACCACTTTCGGCAAACAACTTACTCCTATCTACACTAAGATTTGTTGATATGTCTGGTTTATCTCCTATAAAGGGTAAATGTCTTATTTGATATTTTTGATTAGTCGCACTAGTTTTTTGTTCTGATTGTAAAGTGTTTAACAAATTAAAACTCATCAATTCAAACTCATCATATAATTCTGGTACTGATTGATTACCTATAGCAATCATACTAGACAAACCTGCTTTTGGAGTTTCAAAACTTAAATCTACATTTTGAACCACGCTATTTCCACTTGTTATATCAAAGGTCAATGTATTTTCTGGTTCTTCTAACTTAATTGGTTGAGCATTGATATCATAAAAACCTAATGATGATTCGGCATCATTATTTTTTACCAATCTTATGTTAATTAAATTACCAGAATCTTCGAATATTTCATCAAATATTTTTTCTAAAGCATCGTTTATATTATCTGAGCTTTCAAATGCTTCTATTATCGTGGTGGTTCTTATAAACAGTTCTCTTATAGGAATTCTTCTTTTTCCCCTATCATCATCGGTGTTTTGCCACTCTCTATTTTCATTACTATCAATAGATCTTGGTTTATATTTATTTGATGTCTCACCCTTATTCCAAGTATCTGGATAAAGAAAACTTAAAATCTTATCAGCCTTTCTTGGTTTGGCTTTCATCATTTTAAATAAATAAGGATCCCATCTAGCATAAGAATTAACACTATTAAATTTTGGTAAAGAATAACTTTTGTCTGGCGTTGTAACAACTCCATCAACCTCTTGAAACGCTATAAATTTATTTAAAAAATCATCTTCAAAAACAGCAAGGGATACATATAAAGCTTCTTTTTGGTTTAAAAAATTATCTTTATTTGATAAGTCTTGATAAAATATACCTGATGTTCTATAATAATCTGCAATTAAATCAGAGTCGGGATTAAAATCTTTATTAGTGTCAAAGAATTTTCTATTAGTTTCAGCTCTTTCTGCTCGTGGGATTTGTGCCCAAGAAGAAAAATTAGTTAATTGATCTTTAACAAAATTAGCACCATCATTAAAACTATTAGCATATTTTAATAACAGTAAATCTTCGAGAACATTTGTGAATGTAAATTGTAAATCATTATCATCAGTAATTTTTTTGTCAAGTAAGTGATAATTGGATGATACAAATTCTAATGTACAATCAAACGATAGTTGATCGGTCATTTTTACATCATACTTAGTAACTTGACCGTGAAATGTAGACATCAAACCTCTTTTAATATCACCCTCTTTGTTTCTATCATATATTTTTTCATAAAAACCACCAAAATCATTTCCCATAGATTCTACAATTGACTCCACATCATACAACTCTAAATTTTTGTCAGACCAACCAAAATCTACAAATACAGTCGAACCTGGTTTTAGAAAGAAAGGTAAAAATATTTTATCAAAATCCTTTTTATTATGAACTATAAATTTAACAGTTGTTTTTCTTAATGCCCCAAGTGAACCAGCTGATTCTGAATTTATTTCAGTTATACCCGCAGTTGGTTTTAGAAATTGGTCATCGTCTAATTCACCAATAGTATCAAACTCATCTGGTATATACGAACTAATTTTATTATCATTTACAATGTGAATTATTCTTTCTGAACTACTCTCGTCTCTCGTATATTTTATTCCTCTTCTTTCTATCCTTTCTGATGTAACAGCAGTTTTTTCCACAACAGTCCACATTCTAGCAAAAGGAGTTCTATCACCAAGATAACCACTATGATCTGGTCTAACATTAATATTAAAAGGCACAGTTAATGATTCGTTAGGTCCTGCTGTACTGAAACTACCCTTTTGTAAATCTTCAAAATATTTTATTATTTTTTGATCTACATTTGAACCAAAAACTCTTTTCGATAAGTCCATTTTATTTTAATTTTGCTTGTTCTGGTGAAACCGGCACCCTCAACTGAGTTCCAGCCTCAATATTATTGGATTTTAAATTATTTACTGAAGCTATATACCACCAAAATTCAGATGTTCCATAGTATTCCTGTGATATTAAATCACATCTATCACCTTCTGTAGCAATAAGAAGTATATCCGAATTTTTTTCTTCAAATTTAGGAAAATATGATGTTCCTACGGATGTAAACTTTTTGTTTTTAATTTTTCTTATATTATCATACCTACTCATTAGTATGCCCCATAAAATTTATCAGTCATCTCTGGTGGTTTTTTGTTTAACATTTGATAAGATATTGCAATATCAAAGTGTCTTGCTAAAGACCTTAGAGCATCCCAATCACCTTGTTCATTAACAGTATATGAAATAGATTTTATAAAACCAAACTGACCTTTGTCTCTTTTTCCTATGTGAGCCATGTACAATTCTGTAAATGGTGGTTTCATTCTTGTTAAACCGTCACCATCAGGTAGATATTCAGGATAAGCTAATGAAGTTAGTCTTTCCATTTTTTCATACATAATCTTTTGTTCAGTATAGTTTGCAGGATATACTTTTAAATTAAAACTTATATCTCTTTCTCCCCTTTCATATACATAAACAGGTTCACTTCTACCAATATAATTAGTCGGTGAAAAAGACGGACTTACATTCTCTGTTATACCAGTAACATAACCTCTAAAATAAATGTGTTTACCATCTCTTAAATCTTTTATTCTTACATAAAAGTCACCTCTTTTTTCTGGAGCTATTTCATCATCAACTTTAGTTTTAGTAACAGGATGTAATGAAACAAGGTCAATGTAATTAGTTTCTCCAGGAACTCTTCCCAAATCTATAAAAGGTGTTGGTCTTCCAAGAACAGGAGCTTGAACAGCTTCTTCTAATTCTCTTAATATCCTTACCTTTGCAGTATCAATCGTTCTATTTGCCTCATCAACGATAGCACCCAATAAGGGATTGTCTGGTTTGGGTATATCAGGTATTCTATTAAGAGCTTCGTCAACTGCCTTGTCCACCCCATCTATTGGATTGTCCCCAAGATTACCAAAAGCTAATCCAACTGAGGCTCTAGCGGAATAATCAATTCCTGTTAAAAATGGATTAGCCAAATCAGTTATAGACGAGTCAGAAATTCCACGACCACTTAATAAATTTTCAGTTCGTTGAACTGCCGCATCAATACTAATATTACGCTTTTGTTCGTTTACTGCCTTTACAGCATTGTTTATACTTAAATTGTTATATGCTGTTTTTAAATTTTCTAGTGCCATGTTAAGCACCCCTTGTTCTTAATGGTTCGGTGTTTGTATTAGAACCATCAAAAGGAACATCCGCTAAAAATCTAACTTTGTCTCCGTGTAACTCACCTTGAAAATTTACATTCATAGTACCACCACCAACTCCTAATCCACCCGCACCTGTTGTATACACATCATTTACTCTTCTAACTGGTATCGGATTGGTTGTTGCCAATACAGAGTCTCTTGGGTTTAGTGTAAAAGAACCTGCAGGTCCACTCATATAATTAATACCACCAGGACCTGATTTAAAATCATCAACCATTTGTGATTTACCATAAGCATATGCAGCACCAACAGCGGCAACTGATGCTGCTATAGCTGCCAGACTTGCTGGAAATGGTAATTTAGATGAACCTTGTATGACAAATTTATAAGCAGCTTTTAAAGCCTCAGCGCCAGCTATTCCAGCCTTTAATGCCAAACCACTTAATGCAACTCCAATAATTGGAATTATAGCACCCATCTCACTTAGAGCCTTTACTATTCCCACAGCAGCGTTTACAAATGGCATCATACCATTAACAACCGACATTAGAGCAGGTCCCAATTCATTCACCAATGAAGCACCTAAAGATTTAACTTTATTCGTCAATTCTGATATTGCCGATATACCTTCTTCTCCTAATAAATCTTCAAAATTACCAGCTGCTAGAGCACCACTTAAAGATAGTTTGTCACTTTGTCCAACTAACTTTGCCATCTCACCAACTGAAACTCCAATGGAATCAGCAAGAGCTTTTCTAGCTGGTAACTGTAATTTAAGAAATTCTTCTTCAGTCCCAACTTGTTTTACAACTTCTTCCATGGCACCAGCGATATCGTTATTAAGAGCTAATTCTCTTGCCTTCTGAAGATTTAATTGTCTTCCTATTAATACTGATGCCTCAACCTCTTTAGTTATAGAATTTTCAAAATCTAATAATCCCTCAGCAATTTTTGCGGTCTGTGATAGTGATAATCCTAAACTTCTTGCTTGAACGGCTGCCTCTGCTATGTTGTCACCACCACCTTTTGTGAAAAGAGCAATTTCTTCGGCAGAACCAGCTATGTCTCTAAGGACAGCGGATGGAGCAACTCCTCTTTGTCTGGCTAATTGAAAAGCTCCTTCAGCAAGTGACTCAGCTTGTTCAGCCGATAAATTAGCAACTTGTGTTAGAGAACCAAATAAATTTGCACTTTCATCGGCAGATAATCCTAAAGCTTTACTCGTATCAAAAACCTTACCAGATAGTTTACTGGCCTCTTCCAAAGACATTCCAAAGTTTGATGCTAATGTATTCGTTATAGAAGCAACATCTTGTATACTTCCACCAAGTTTAATAGCTTCTATCTGTGAATTTAATAAATTATCGGTGACAGGTTTTCCTAAAACATCTAAACTTCCAAATTGTTGACCAATAGTATCTAATGTTTCCCCAAATTTTTTGGCTGCTGCAACTAAAGATGTAAATATTGCACCAACACTAATTGCTTTAGCAAAGGATTTTGCCTTTTCAACTAAAGCCTCAGTTATATTGTTCAGTTGTTCTTGTGCTTTTATCTTTTTTATTTGAACATTTAAACCTGCTTGGTCTGTTTTTAAAGCCGCAATAGTAAGAGCATTGAATCCTTTTGCAAACTGTCCGTTTTCTTTACGACTATTAGCAAGTTTTTGAGATATAGATAATTGTTGTTGTTCTAGTTTAGTAGTATCAAATTTATTTTTAGCTTC